AATCACAAAGATACTGGCGTTTGAAGCGGTATAAAGGGCGGTTCGCTGCCCTTTTCCATAGCTGACAGGATTTACAGCGGTGTACCTTGAAAATTGAATATACAATAACCTCACAGGACGTGAGAAACTGTGGAGCTACGCAGCAGATACGCTATGACTGTCTGTTCCGATAAGGAATTGAAAGTAAAGAAGCATCTGATGATGTTGAAGCAAAGGCACGAGCGAAAAAATATCAGTGTTGGAGTAGGATAGGGGATTCTATTGGCGAAGATGCGGTTTCGTGATAATGATACTTCTGGCGGAAGCCAGTCACATAGAAAAGATGATGGTGTAAGTCCAATGTGGGCAGGCTTCCCGCCTGCCACCTGTGAGGATATTTTAATAAAGAAAGGGTGAGCGTTTATAGACGGAAAAAGATTATTAAGATACAGTATGCAGTTATCTATGTTAAAGCAACTTTTAAAGCTGAAATTGATAAACCAGTTGGAGTATGAGCAAGTACAAAAAAAGTTAATGCGGGATTATGGTATTATATCGAACATTACTGCTTGACTTATTGACTGTGTTGCAATATAATAAAAGCGAACACTACGGTAGGAACACAAAAAGGAGGAAGATATGGAAGTAGAGATTATTAAAGCAAACAATCCATTTGATGAATCTTCCAAAGTCCGTAAAGTTGACCGCTTGAGAGTTGCAGCGTATTGTCGTGTCAGTACGGATGATGAAGATCAGATAAAAAGCTATAACTCGATGGTTAAGTATTATACTGAAATGATACAAAATAATGCACAGTGGGTGTTTGCGGGTGTATATGCAGATAAAGCGATAACAGGAACAAAAGTTGACAAGAGAGAAGATTTTCAACGTCTGATACAGGATTGCATGGATGGCAAGATTGATATGGTCATTGCTAAGAGCTTGCCTCGTTTTGCCAGAAATACGTTGGATACCTTAAAATATGTCAGGATGTTAAAGGAACGAAAAATTGCAGTTTATTTTGAGGTAGAGAAGATAAATACTCTCAAAGACGAAGAATTTCTGATGACAATTTTAAGTTCGGTTGCACAGCAGGAAGTAGAAAATACTTCTGCATATGTGAAAAAGGGCTTAAAAATGAAAATGAAACGTGGGGAATTGGTAGGGTTTCAAGGTTGTCTTGGGTATGACTATGATGTAACAACAAAGTCATTATCTATAAATGAAGAAGGGGCGGAAATTGTAAGGTACATATTTGACAGATATGTTGCTGGAGCTGGAAGTTCGATGATTGCCAGAGAATTAAATGAACAGGGGACAACAACGATAAGGGGAAATCCTTGGACATCTTCAAGTGTTATGGGAATTATCAATAATGAGAAGTATAAAGGTGATATATTATTAGGAAAGACCTTTACAGTTGATCCAATCTCTAAAAGGAGATTGGAAAATCTTGGGGAAGAAGATAGATTTTATATTAAAGACCACCATGAACCAATTATTTCCGCAGAAACTTTTGCAAGAGCGCAGGAAATCAGAGAACGGAGGAACGGGGGAAGAAAATCAGTTACTCCGGGAAAGCGAGAAAAATATAGCCGACAATATGCATTTAGCTGCTTATTAGAATGTGGATTTTGCGGAGCGAATTTGTCAAGGCGAAGGTGGCATAGCAGTTCTAAATATAAAAAAACAATCTGGCAATGTGTGAAGTCTACTAAGGATGGCAAAAGATTTTGCCCAGACAGTAAAGGCATACCAGAACAGGTGATAGAGGAAGCCTTTATTGAATCGTATAAAATGCTATGTGCAGATAATAAAGATGTGTTAGATGAATTTATTTCCAGAGTGGAAAAGACTTTGAGTGAGGATTCTGCGAAAGATAAAGTGTTGAAGCTACAAAAAAGTGCAGACAATCTTCAAGCTAAGAGAAAGAAATTACTGGAAAATTACCTAGAAGGAATTGTTGCGCAGGACATCTATGAAGAAACGGATGTGGGTTATGAAAGAAAGCTGTCTGACATAAAGGCAAATTTAGCGATGTTAGAACAACAGATGCAAGATGAAGTTTCTTTGAAACGGAGGATTGCGGATTTCAAAAAAGCATTGTCAAAGAATGGTGTTCTGGAGGAATTTGACAGAGGAATATTCGAGAGTATAATTGAAAAGGTCATAGTCGGTGGCTATGATGAAGATGGAAACAAAGATCCCTATAAAATCACTTTCATATATAAAACAGGATTTAGGAATGAAATTGGAAATGCAAAAGAGCGTTTTGACAAGTCTAAGAGTATAGGGGATAAAGCTAAGGAATTGTGTTCCCATATCGCAGACGAGGTAAAAGATGTGTGTTCCTATGTTAGTGACAACACATGTGGAGACAATTGTGAGGTTATCCTTGAAAAAATAAGCATTTATAGGTTATATGCAGATGAATAAAGTTTAATTTGCCTACGCGGTGCCAACGCCAGATTCAAATGTTGGCAAAATAAGGGGCGCTTATGCGTCCCTTTACTTGATAGCTTTTTTTTAGTATTTCATCGAATATATCTGCGGCTTCTTGTTTCATTGCTTCAGTATTATGCACATAAAGGTCAAAGGTAGTCTGTATAGATGCATGTCCAAGTCGTTCCTGTACTGTTTTTGGTGATACGCCGGCTTCAATTAACATCGTTGCGTGTGTATGTCTCAATGAGTGATAATCAAATTTTTCCAGTCCAAGGCGATAATGGATAATTCTGGAAGGATATTTAAAGGAGTCTGTTGAAACATATTCACCGCTTTCTTTTCTAAAAATCATGTTAGCTGTAGGCAGTGTACAAGGAATACTTTTTTCAATTTCAACAATTCTTTGTATGTTTTTTCCTTTTTCGTCTTTTTCTTCTTTAAGATACAATTCTTTATAATATTCGCCATAGTATATTTGATTTTCTAGCTGTTTCTTTTTCCAAGCTTTTAACACTTTGATTAAATCGTCAGAAATTACAATCGTGCGGTTGCTTGTCGGTGTTTTGGGTGACTGGAAATACCAAGCGGAACGCTCTTCCTTTTTTCCTTTTTCTTTAAAGGCTTTTCTGATATCAGTGCCAAAATTTCTCTTCACAATTTGTTTATTTATGGTGATTGTCTTGCTGTCAAGATTAATGTCATTCCATGTAAGACCGAATGTCTCGGATATGCGAAGTCCGGCATACCAGCCAATCATAATTGCGATATCAAATGGTTTGTGGTCCTTCATCGCGGTCATAATTAAATTGTATTCTTCGATTGAGATGACTTCCCGTCGTTTCGGTTGTTTGCAGTCTTTGGGATATTTGATACGCTGGCAAGGATTGTCCTTGACATACCCTAAGTCTATAGCATATTCGTATGCTTGAGAGAGGGGCGCAATAATATTTTCGATAGTAGACTTCGTAAATCCGACAATAAACTTCTCATTGATAAATTCTTGAACGGCAGCAGTGCTAAGAGCAGAAAGCCTGTATGCACCAAAGTTTGGTTTTAAATGGTTTTCAATAATACTCATATTTCCAACCTGTGTATTGTATTTATTGTTGAGTTTACTATAATTATCCATATAATAATCAAGGAAGTCTGCCACAGATATTGTTGATGCTTCAAAGTGCTGCCCAGAACTGTTGTATTCATTTAGTGCCTGAATCCCTTTTTCGAGGGCTTCTTTTTTGGTTTTGCCGCCTACTCGTTCGATTCGCTTTCTTTTTCCGTCAATTGGTGCACATTCAAAAGAATAGTACCATTTGTCCCCACGTTTCCGAATATGAATATCTGCCATAAAATAACACGCCCTTTCTAATAATTTAGGTAGAAAAATAAAACCTATGGATTGCGCAGGTACAGGAAAATGTGGTACAATATTTTTGGTATTAGTACTGTATCACATTTCTGCATCTGCAGTAATGAGTTACATTTTAACCGTCTAGTGTTTTAATATACTGGGCGGTTTTTCATTCACTTATAGCTTACAACATTTTTCAAAGGTATCCTTTATTAGTTCTTGTATCATTTCAAGTTGTTCGATTTCATCGAAATAATATTCGCATTCATAGTCAGTATCTTCAAATTTATGGAGTGTAAATAGATGTTGTTCTTTTCGTATATAAACACGGCAAATCCATTTTGTGGAAAGTTCACCAATTTGCATATAGGCGTATCGTGAAGTCTTTTTATAAGTAATATCTAAGCTCGTGCTTAACAAACTTTTAATATAATCCAAAACTTCTATTTCATCAGCGGTCAACATAGGTTCTGCTTTTTCACTTGATGGAACTGAAGTAACAGGTTCGGGAGAAATAACAGTGCTCAAACGTTCTGAAATAACATCATTAATATATTCTTCAAAAGCTTTCTGAATGATCACTTTGAATTTATCTATGACAGCTTGTGTTTTGGTACCATTGTATATATTTTTACTAAGCAGCGCTTTAACTAACTGGTCAGAAGGAGATTGAAACTGTTCAGCAATCACATTTTTAACCATAGTCATATATTTTAAGTTGGAAGCATTGCTTAAAATGGTTTTGACGTTAAATGCATCTTTTTGGAATTGCTTTAGCTCCTCAGCGATGTTCTTTTCGATTTTAGTAAGATTTACAACAAGGAATGGTATGGTGTCCATTTTGTTATGTTCTTCTAAGTCTGAATAAAATTGATAAATAATACCGTTGGTTAGGATTCCAAACTTCGCCTTGGTGACTGAAAAATATCGTATCAATTGATTCATATGTTTTGCAGTCAATTCTGTATTAATAGGTTTGGCTTCAATTAAAATCAAGGGTTCATTGTTGAACATAATGGCATAATCAACTTTTTCTCCTTTCTTAATCCCAACATCAGCCGTAAATTCTGGAACAAATTCTAAGGGATTAAATACATCATAACCTAAGAGTTGAAAAAATGGTAGTATGATAGATGTTTTTGTTGCTTCTTCTGTTTGGATATTATCTTTTAAGCGTTCAATTCTGTTAGAGAAGTTTGTTAATTTTTCTAAGAACTCCATAATAGGCCCTCTTTTCTTTGGTTTTATAAATAGAATAGTGTTTTTAATGGTTTCTTGCCGGATTCTGTTATTTTGCTAATGATTATACACTAATAAATGAGAAAAGAATAGTATTTTGTAAGAAGTTAATATTTTATTT